TGGATAAACAGGAAGAATGGACCGATGAGGGCTCACCTTGGCAAAGCTAGAGCGTGGAACATGTTCCACGGTGTTCCACGCAAAAAACCTTGAAATTGCAATGGCTTGAGAAGGGTGTGGAACTGTGGAACAAAAAACAAACATGTATATATAGCGTGTTTGTGTACATCAAGAGAGAAAGAAAAAACAAACAGCCCTATATAGGAAATCAAAAATTTGTTCCACAGTTCCACAGATGCCTGCAAAGCCTTGCAACTACTAGGTTTTTACCGTGGAACATGCTGTTCCACACTGTTCCGCAGATTCCATATTAAGGAGGGCAGACATGCTCACGCTTCGACCTTACCAAGCAGAATGTGTCGAACTGATAGATAACCTCAAACCTGGCTCTTACCTAGTCCAGATGGCGACCGGTCTCGGCAAGACCGTCACCTTTGCCAGCATCAAACGAAAAGGCCGAGTGCTGATTTTATCGCACCGCGAAGAGCTGGTCCGGCAGCCGCTGAAATACTACGACTGCAAGACGGGCGTTGAGATGGCGTCAGAATCGGCACCGCCGGATGCGGAGGTCGTGAGCGCCTCTGTTCAGACCCTGACGCGCCGGCTTCACAGGTTCAGTCCGTACGACTTTGACATGATCATCACGGACGAGGCGCATCATGCGGCGGCAGTCAGCTACAAGCGCATCTATCAATACTTCCGGCCGCGGTTACATATCGGGTTCACCGCCACGCCCGGGCGCGGCGATAAGGTCCGCCTGGACGACGTGTTCTCGGACATCATCTTCTCCCGTGACCTGCGCTGGGGCATCGAAAACAACTATCTGTCGGATATCTTCTGCCGGCGCGTGAGTATCGGCTATGACCTTTCTCAGGTCCGGACGACCCGCGGCGATTACGCCCCCGGCGAGCTGGACCGGGCTATGGACGGCACCGCCGACGCAATCGCCGAGGCCTACCGCACCATGGCGCGGGGCGCGACGCTGATTTTCGCCGTGTCGGTCCGTCATGCCGAGGAAATCGCCGCGAAGATCCACGGCGCCGTCGTCGTGACCGGCGAGACGAAGAACCGCGCGGAAATCGTCCAGGCCTTCACCGAGGGGAAAATCCCGTGCATCGTCAACGTGATGGTGTTCACCGAAGGCACGGATATCCCGCGGGTGGAGACCATCATTATCGCCCGGCCGACGCAGTCCGACACGCTCTACGCGCAGATGGTCGGGCGGGGGCTGAGGCTATACCCCGGCAAGGACAAGCTCAACCTCATTGACTGCGTCGGAGTAACAGGTAAAGCGTCGCTCTGCACGGCGCCCTCCCTGCTCGGCATCGACATGAGCAATATCCCGGCGCGCAATGCGGCTTCTGTTCATGGGATGCTGTTCGAATTGCCTGTGAAAGCCGCAGCGGCAGCGGACTGCCCGGAAAGCTGGATTAAGAATGTCGAAATCGTCAATCTATGGGCTCAGGAGCAGAAGTACCAAACGCACGACGTCAACTGGTTCAAGATGCCCGACGGCAGTCTGGTCTGCTCCCTGCCGGAGAGACAGAGCCTCCGGATCGGGCCGATGGACAGCCTCGGCCGCGTCGAATTCTTAGGCGCCAAGATGCCGATGCAGACCGCTCTCGACAACGCGCTGATTTACCTAGAAGAGCGGTTCTCGCAGTATCGTCACATCTGGGATCTGCGCATCGTAAACAAGTGGGGCAAGGCGCCGGCCACGGAGAAACAGCTCGCCATCATCCGGCGCCGGTGCAAGGGTTTCGACACCGCCAACCTGACAAAAGGTCAGGCAAGCATGATTCTCAACCGACTGTTTGGCGGCGCCACCAGAAGGCAGGTGACGACATGACGGAATTGCAACACCAGCAGGCCGTTATCAAGTGGAGCCAGCAGCCGACAATCCGAGCAAAGTATCCAGAACTCAAATTGCTCTACCACATCCCGAACGAGCGGTACTGCTCCCCTGCTCAAGGTAAACAGCTCAAACTAGCTGGCGTGAAGCGCGGCGTGCCGGACATGGATTTGCCGGTTGCGCGCCGAGGTTACAACGGGTTGCGGATTGAATTAAAAACCGAAAAAGGGCAAGTCAGTCGGGACCAGAAGTGGTGGATCGAACAGCTTAAGCAGCAAGGATATTGCGTAGCAGTGTGCCGCGGCTGGAAGCAGGCGGTTGAGGTCATCGAGTGGTATCTGGGTGATGATAGTCAGGCAAAAAACCCGCGCGGACTTCGCCAAAAGGCAGAGATGGAGGGATAGACGTGAAGACGCAGCGGAAAAAACGCATCAACCCGCACCACCGGCCAGCCACCCTGGCCGACGTGAAGAAGGCGAAAAGCAGTGCCGTCCTTGAGGCGACCACGGCCGTGTCGGCTATTATGCTGATTACTCTTCTCGATAAGTACGGTTTCTCTAAACACGTCCAGGCATTTTGGGCGGATGTAAATAAGCTATCCGAGGAGATCACCGAGGGCTATTTGAGCATTGCGGACATCAAGCGCACGCTCAAAGAGGAGTACGGAATCGCGTTATAGAAACAATCTTCGGCGACTTATCAAGAAAGGAGCCGAGTATGAACGAGATTAAGCAAGCAATCGCCCAGCTCGAGGGCCTTTGCGACGACCGTAAATTGTTCCTAAACGGCACTGATACCGAAACATCTTTCTCGATAATATCGCCGCAGTGGATGTTGCCATTGCCGCACTTCGGGAGAAGCGCAGTTTATATGCATAAAGTGAGGGAAACGGCATGATGACGTCAGAACGGTTTGAAGCAATTCTTGATGCCCAGCTGGCGCGATGCCGCCAGGTGCTGGTCGAAAAAGCGAAAGAATACGCCACGGAGGACCGGCTTCACAATTTCCGAGTGGCTGCGGTGTTGCAGGGCTGCACCGAGATGCAGGCCCTCGCCGGCATGATGGCCAAGCATACGGTGAGCGTGTATGATATGGCGAGGGACGGCAAACCGCATCCCCTGGCGCTGTGGGAAGAGAAAATCACGGACAGCATTAACTACCTGCTGCTGCTTCGGGCGATGGTGGACGAGCTGGAGGTGGCCAAATGACCTCTCAGGAAAAAAAGGCCTGGCTGATGAGATATAAAGAACTGGACAAAGAAATCAACCGTGAGCTGGACGAGCTGACGCGGCTGAAAGCAATGTGCGAAAAGGTGACAGCTACATATTCTGACATACCGGTGCGGGCGCCGGGTAAAGCGGCTTCGAAAGAGGATGTTTATGTCCGGATGGTGGACCTGATGGACAAAATCAATCGGAAAATCGATTTATTCGTGGACATGCGAGGAGAGATTGAGCGGGCAATCAATACGGTCGACGATCCGACGCTGCGGCTGCTTCTGAAACTGCGATATTTAGACGGCAAGAAATGGGAGCAGATTGCTGTGGAGCTTGGGTATGACTATCGGTGGACCTTGCGCCTGCATGGCCGGGCACTCGAAAGACTAAAGACGCCATTGAAAGCCACTATAGCCGGCTAATATACTGTAGACTGGAAATAGCGTCCGGGGTATTCCGGGCGCTGTTGTTTTAAAAGAAAAATCCCCGTCTTATTCAGACGGGGATTCCTGGGGCGGGTTACGATCCAGCGAGCGGCGGGCATCCTCGATGATGAGAAAGCGGACGTACTCGCTGGCGTTCATGCCGAGCCGGGCAGCATTGGCTTCAAGCAGTTCTTTAACCTGCGACGAAAGCCGGATATTGATTTGTGTATCTTTGTTTGCCTGTTTACTGGACATGGCGGTTTCTCCCCTTCACCAACTGGACAACGGTCAATACGATGTCGGCGGCCATGAGTGTGAGGATGACGATGTCGACCGCCGCGAGGTTGCTAAAATCGATAAGTTTCAGCACAACAACCAGAATCAGCGCAAGCGTCAGAAGATTTTGTAAGTGCTTCATTTTTTCGGATGGATAGGGTATAATATAACCAAACCCCCGCGAGGGGGGAGGAGGCTTATCGCCTCCTCCGGCTCTTACCGTTGCCTTTGGTGAACAGTTCCTTCAGCTTGGCGGCGATCTGGACTGTCAGCCAAATCACGGTGAGAGCTTTTGTTATATCGTCCCAATCCATCCGTTCACCTCCTTTCTGATTATAGTATAGCAAATGTATATACATATGTAAATAGCGCAGGTATACAAAATTTCCCTGCTGGTTTTGTGGCGTCTGCCGAAAGGTGGGCGCTTTTGTTATACACTGATGGGAGCCGCCCGGTTTATTGACTGGGCGCGGGCAAAGGAATGCAGCGTAAAAGGCGGCAGGGGCGGGAGCCGGGCTGCATGGGTGGTGATTGAGGTGTTGACGACGTGCCGCTACTGCGGGCGGATTCATCCGCTCAAATACGTGTGCGGGCACAAGCCGAAGCGGTTTTCGCGCCGCACGGAAGAGGAACAGGGACGGTATACGTACGCCTTCGCCAGAAAGAGCGCGGAAATTAAGGAGCGGAGCCATTACCTCTGCGCCGTATGCCTGGACGAAGGACGGCTTATCTGCGACGGGCTGGAGACGCACCACATCGTAAAGCTCCGTGACCGGCCGGACCTGCTTCTCGAGGACAGCAACCTTATCTGCCTCTGCGCTGACTGCCACCGCAAGGCCGACGCGGGGCAGATACCGGCCGAGCGGCTGCGGGAGCTTGCGGCACGGCGTGACCGGGGTATCCCCCCTCCCATCCCGCCCGTCGAAAAGTGAATGCGCCAAAACCGACAGCGGACCACCGCGCACAAAAAATTCCGTGATCAGATTTGCGAGGATGGAAAGGAGTGAGAAGATGCCGACGCCGGCGAAATCGGCTGCCGTCCTGGCGGCAGAAAAACGCGCGCACATGTCAAAAAACGAGCTTGAAAAGCGCGGCGAAGCAGAGAAGTCTCTCATGACCGGGCAGCCGTTAACCGAGCGCCCGGAGGTGAAAGAAAAACCCATCGCTCACAAGGAGTTTCTGCGCATAAAGCGGCTGTTGAAGAAAATCGGGCGGGATGACGCTATCTTGGAGGCGGTTATCAACCGTTATTGTCTTCTTCAGGCGGAATGCTATGACTTTGAGAAAAAACGGGAAATGTTCGCCCGAAATCTGCAGAAGCTCATGGAAGATCCGGATATAGAAGAACTTGAGAAATATCGTCTTCAGGCCCAGATGCAGAAGTCGATTATCGACGTGGACAAGCAGATTCAGACGAAACGGCGCATGCTCTTTGATATCGAGCGGGAAAACGGCATGACCATCGCCGCGGCGCTCCGGAGCATCCCGAAGGCGGACAGCCGGGATGAAAATCCTCTCTTAAAGGCGTTGAGTGATGACAGTTAAGGACAGCCGAGCGGTACATTATGCCGAGTGGTGCCTGGAGCCGGATAATAGGAAAGTTGGCGTTTACGTCAAAGCCCAGGCGCGGCAGTGGCTGGACATCGTGTATGGGCGAAATCCAGAGGCCTTCGTCGATGAGGCTGCGTTTCGGAAGATATGCCGAATCCTGAAGCTAATGGTCCATCCCGACCTAAATTGTTCCATGTATGACGGGCTGGAAGACTATGCCTGGCTGCTTATCACAGCCGTATTTTGCACAAAATGCGCCCACGACCCGGATGTGCGCTACTACGAAACGGCTCTGCTGGAGATCGCCCGCAAGAACTTCAAAACTTTTAACAGCGCCGTCATCTTCATTATCGCCATGCTTACGGAGCCGCGGTTTTCGCGGTTCTTTTCTGTTGCGCCGGACCTCAAGCTCTCGAGCGAGTTGAAACTGGCTATCCGGAAGATTATCAAGTCCAGTCCTGCACTGGCGGACGATAAGGTTTTCAAGATTCTCCGCAGTGAAATCCGCTGCCTTCTCACAGACAGCGAGTACACGCCTCTGGCATACAGCGACGACCGCATGGACGGCAAGCTGGCTAACATGTTCCTGGCGGACGAGGCCGGGGCCATGGACAGCTACCCGATCGAAG